ACAATTCAATTCAATGCATTTTTGCAAGGCAAAGCCGCTACACAAACAGTCAAGGGTGGAAACACCGAAGAATTCTATCACAAAGAATTTGCTGATGAGGATGAAAATTTCAAAAAGACTGGCTACAACAGTAGCGGTACAATCAACAAATCAAAGATGTTGGAAGAAATGCATCCTGATGTTGCGCGAGTTGTTTGGCGTTATGGTAGGTGGCACCATTATGTTGACTACAATCCATTCAAAAAGAATGAACTGAGATTCAAGCCTGGTGTGGTACTTCCAGAAGGTAATAATGAGTACGGAATGAAACTGACTCGCAATTGGAAGCCATGATGTGTTGTTTTTTAGTGAACTAATACTTTTGTAGTACTTGACATTCTTTCTGCACCTGATATAATTGATCCTGTTGATAGAAAGAATGTCATGAATTTTTCCCAAGAATCCAAGTCACAGTTAGCCAAGTTGATGGCTACTGAAAACATCCGAGTTGAACACCGCAAGATGCAAACTGCGGCTTTTGACTTGAAGAATCGCACACTTTACTGCCCTATCTGGACAGATATGTCTGGTGAACTTTATGACCTGTTGCTGGGTCATGAAGTTGGTCACGCATTGGAAACACCTGAAGAAGGTTGGCACAATGCCGTAACAAGCAAAGATAAAAAAATCAGCCGCAACTTTAAGCATTTCCTGAATGTGGTTGAAGATGCCCGCATTGAAAAGAAAATCAAGCGCCGCTTCCCTGGTCTCCGTAATTCATTCGTCAAAGCATATGGCGAATTGTTGTCCCGTGACTTTTTCGGTCTCGGTGATCGTGATATCAATACCTTCCCATTCATTGACCGCCTGAACGTATATACCAAAGGTGGTATTTCAACTGGCGTCAAATTTACGGATGAAGAGTCCGTGTTTGTTAGCAAAGTTGAAGCCGCTGAGACTTGGGATGATGTTGTAGAAATCACTGGTGCAATTTTTGATTACTCTAAGCAAGAGCAACAAAAACAAAACAAACTTCCATCCATGCAGTCTGATATGGACATGGATGATGATGAATTCTCTGAGTCTGAGTCTGACGACTTTGGTGATTCGGATCAGTCCGATGAATCTGATGAATCAACCGGCAATGGTCCAGGTAAAGAGACTGAGGAATCTTCCGAAGACGGTGAGCAAAAGCCTGGCAATAAAAAGTCAGATACTGATGCCAAAAAGTCTGATAAAAAATCCGAAGACACAAAATCTGGCAATGAAATCAATCGTTTCAAGCCAACAAAATCTGTTGCTGGTGAAGATGACTTTGAGCCAACTTGCGAAACGGATGAAGCCTATCGTGAAAATGAGTACAAACTTTTGGATGAAAAGTCTAAAGACTATTCTTATCTGAATGTTCCTACTCCGATCATGTCTGAGATTCTGACACCAGCATCCATTGTGCATAAACAAATGCAAGAGTTTTGGAGCCCAAATAAGCGCGCCGAACAAGATGCATTGGTCAAAGAATTCAAAAACAACAATGACCGTTATATCAGTCTGTTGGCCAAAGAATTTGAAATGCGTAAAGCCGCAGAAAAGTTTTCCAAGACCAAAGTGTCCAATACTGGTGACATTGATGTGAATCGCATCTACAAATACCAAATTGATGATAACATCTTCAAGAAAATGAACCGTGTGCCGAAAGGTAAATCACATGGTTTGATTCTGGTGCTTGATCGTTCTGGTTCAATGAAGAGCCAAATGGCGGCTGCTATTGAACAGATTTTGATTCTTGTTATGTTCTGCCGCAAAGTCAGTATTCCTTTTGTGGTTTATGGTTTTGGTAATGAGACAGATGGATTCAGAAAAGACCATGGTCGTCACGCAAAAGACTCATTTACCCGTGGCGAAAATGAGTTGGGATTCTCTCATGTGTTCTTGCGTGAATATTTGAATTCACGTATGGGTAATGTTGAATTCAATAACTGTGTTCGCAACATGGTTACATTGGCTGATGCATATACTAAAAAGAATTGGCCAGATCCACCTAATTTTAGTGTTCCTTTGAGTGAGCCATTGTCTGCAACGCCGATGATGGAGGCAATGGTTGCATTGAAGCCTTTGACTGAGCAATTTCGCAGAGTCAACAATCTTGATATTGTGAACCTTGCTTTGATTCATGATGGTGATGCTGATGAAATTTCACATCATTATGTAAATAGTGGTAGCAACATAATGCACAATTATTTCGGTAGTAAAAACTATGTTTTGGTTGACACTAAAACTAAGTTCCAGAAGTTGTCTCCTTATGGCAATTACGATACTTCCTTGCGCAGTGTAATTTTTGATTGGTATCGCAATGCAACTGGTGCCAAAATCATTGGTTTCTATATTGCTGGTACTGGTGCCTCAGCACGGTCTAACTTGTCTCGCCGATACACAGACTCTACAGGTCAAAACTTGTATGAGAAATATCCTGATCGTGATGGTGGCTACCACAGACGCCAAGACGTGGCTAAAAAACTTACTGAGGATTTGAAGGAAGAACGGTTTGTGGAATCCTTCAATCTTGGATACAATAAGTTTTTCTTTATTCCTGGTGATGCTGACCTGCAAGCCGATGATGGTGAACTGGAAATTTCTGGTAACTTCACAGCAAGCAAACTAAAGAATGCATTTATCAAGATGAATAAAAAGAAGCAAGTCAGCCGCGTTCTTGTGAACCGATTCATTACAGAAATCGCTGTATGATTTTTACAACATACCACTTGACTATGTGGTATGTTCCTTGTATAATTAGTTTATTGATTTGATTGATTTGGAGTTTATATTATGCGTACCATTCAGATGGACAAGCGTGAGAAGTTTATTGCCATTGCCAGCGCAACTGGTAAAGAGTTTATGACACTGCAGGAAGTCAAAAACCTGTGTGCCGAAAATGATATCAAGGAACCTCAATGGTTCCTCAAAGACCTAGCCAATCGTGCAGGACGTGGCATGTATAAATTGCCCACTGCATTGGTGCAAAATGTTCTTCCTATGAAAAAGACTGATACTAAAAAAGAAGTGGTTGATGCACCACGAATTTCCAATCTTGTGACTCAATTGGAAACTGAGAATCTTGTGCCACAAAAGTACAAGAATTATGTTCCGTTCGGTAATTTTGATGACTTGGTTTCCATCTTCAAAAGCAACCAATTCTTTCCCATCTTTATCACTGGTCAATCTGGTAACGGTAAGACCATGTCTGTTGAACAGGCTTGTGCCAAACTTGGTCGTAAATTTATCTGTGTGTCAATGACACCTGATACCGATGAAGGCGACTTGCTTGGTAACTATGTACTGATCAATGGTCAGATGGAATGGCGTGATGGTCCTGTTACTGTAGCAGCCCGCCAAGGCGCTGTATTGTGTATTGACGAAATCGATTATGGTGCACAGAATTTGGCTTGTCTCCAACGTGTTCTGGAAGGCAAACCATTCTTGCTGAAAAAGAAGAATGAATTGGTTGCACCCGCTGAAGGCTTTACCGTTGTTGCTACGGCTAACACAAAAGGTAAAGGCTCCGATGATGGTCGCTATATGTTCACCAACGTTTTGAACGAAGCCTTCCTTGAGCGTTTCTTAAATACGTATGAACAAGAATATCCACCTACCGCAGTTGAAAAGAAAATTGTGCGTAAGGAAATGGCTGCATTCGGTCGTGAAGATAATGAATTCGCCGACTTGTTGGTGACTTGGGCTGATATCACACGGAAGACCTTTGCTGAAGGTGGTGTGGACGAAATTATCTCCACTCGCCGTCTGGTGCACATCTGCAAAACTTATGGTGTGCATGGTGATCGTTTGAAGGCTGTTGGCTTGTGTCTGAATCGTTTTGATATTGATACCAAAACATCCTTCCTTGATCTGTACACTAAACTGGATGTTGAGGCTACAAAAGCCAAATTGCCAGCGGATGAACAAGCTGTTCCTAAATCGGTACCAATTCCCGCTGATGAGGAAATTCCTTTCTAATTAGCGCATGTTTACCGCCTAGAGTATTGATTTACTCTGGGCGGTATGCTATCATAGCGTTATGAGATTTCGATCACCTCTCATATATCAAAGTGTGATTTTATTATGGAGTTCTTATGAACGTAAAACAGAAAATGTTGCTTGCTCTGAGCAAAACCGAAGGATACAATACCTTTACTACCGCACAAGCCCGTGTACGATTTGGTGTTGCCAATGTCGCCGCACGGATCAATGAGTTGCGCAAAGAAGGTCATGCTATCTACACCAACACCAAAACTCTGGAAGATGGTCGCAAGATCAGTTTCTATCGTTTGGGTAAGCCAACTAAGCGCATGTTGGCCACTCAAACAAAAACAAAGCGTGTTGCCACTTTTGCCTGATTGATCAACAAAATCTGATCAAGGGAGTGATATATACTGTATCACTCCCTTTATTTATGGAAACATTATGGAAATCAAAGTCAAAATTGAAGAATTGAAAAAGAACAAACTGTTCATTGCCACTCCGATGTATGGAGGCATGGCCCATGGCATGTATATCAAAGCGAGTTTAGATTTACAGGGACTCATGTCCAAATATGGAGTTGAAACACGATTCTCCTTCCTATTCAATGAGTCGCTAATCACTCGCGCACGAAATTACTTGGTCGATGAATTTTTGCGTTCCGATTGTACGCATATGCTATTCATTGATTCTGACATACATTACAGCCCACAGGATGTAATTGCTATGTTGGCACTAGATAAAGATGTTATCGGTGGACCATATCCAAAGAAATCAATCAACTGGTCAAACGTTGCACTGGCCGCACGGAAGCATCCTGAATTGCCTCCACATGAGTTGGAAGCACTTGTGGGTGATTATGTTTTCAACGTTGTCAAAGGCACTCAACAATTCTCAGTCACTGAGCCACTTGAAGTCATGGAAATTGGCACAGGCTACATGATGATCAAGCGTGAAGTATTCCCGAAACTAGAAGTCGCATTTCCACAATTGCGTTACAAGCCCGATCACGTTGGGCAAGCCAACTTTGATGGCTCACGTTACATTCATGCATACTTTGATACAATCATTGATACTAAAGATAGTGCAACTGGTGGTGGTTCTGATCGGTATCTGTCTGAGGACTACATGTTCTGTCAACTGTGGCGCAAAATTGGTGGTAAAATCTTCCTATGCCCATGGATGAAAACACAACACATCGGTACATATCCATTCACTGGTAATATGGCCAAGATCGCCGAGCTAACTGGAAGACTGTGATGCCTAATTTTACTGATGATGAAATTGTCCATGTGAGTGTAACTGATTCAACACCAGGACCGACACCTGGTCGTAAATTTGATGGCGATAAGTTGCGTTACGATTTGATACCGCCATTAGCATTAGAGGAAATGGTAAAGGTTCTGACGTTCGGCGCACAGAAGTATGAGCCAGACAACTGGCAAAAAGTACCCGAATCTAAACGCAGATACTTTGCCGCCATGCAACGTCATCTGTGGGCTTGGAAACAAGGTGAAAAGTTGGATCCAGAATCTGGTATTCATCACCTTGCACATGCTTCATGTTGCTTATATTTTCTGTATGAGCATGATGTGAAATATTCTGTTGACAAAGCAGAATGAATGTTGTACAATTGATTTTTTATTGGAGTATATTATGAAGCTATCTAAAGACACACTGAGTATTTTGAAGAATTTTGCAAACATCAATGATGGAATTGTCTTTCGTCAAGGAAATGTTTTGCGTACCTGTGACGCACAGAAACAGGTTCTCGCTGAGACTACAATCGGTGAAAGCATTCCCAACGATTTTGGCATCTTTGACTTGAATCGTTTCTTGTCAGCACTTGATCTTGAGGGTGAGAATTCTCAACTTGAGTTTGATGAATCTACCAAGTCTGTTGTTGTCTCAGCAGCATCTGGTCGGAGCAAAACAGTGTATCGCATTTGTGATGCAAGCAACATCAAGAATGCACCAGAAAAAGGCGTTACTATGCCTGCACCTGATGTATCATTTCAGTTGTCACAGGAAGATTTGGAACACATTGTAAAAGCATCTGGTCGTCTTGCCACGCCACACGTTGCTGTCAAGTCTGATGGATCAAAAATCTTTATACATGCATTGGACAACAAGAACACCTCCGCCCATACAAATCAACTTGATGTTGGTAACGGAAACGGTAAGCGATATACCATGTTGTTCAAAACAGAAAACTTGAAAATGATTCCTGGCACATACGATGTGTCTATCTCATTCAAGGGTATCGCAAGTTTCAAAAATACCGCAAAGCAGATTCAATATTGGATCGCAACTGAGATTGGTTCAAACAGCGAAGCCTGATTGTCCCGTTCAAATTGATTTATTTTTTATTATGAGGTATTATGGAACATCTTTTGTGGACGGAACGGTATCGTCCTAAAACTATCGCTGAGTGTATTCTTCCTGATCGTCTGAAAGCTCCTTTTCAAGAGTACGTCAACAAGAATGAAATCCCAAACCTGTTGCTACATGGTGGCGCAGGTGTTGGTAAAACTACTGTTGCTAAGGCGATGTGTAATGAGGTTGATGCAGACTATCTGGTCATCAACGGCTCAGATGAAACTGGTGTTGATATGGTACGAAGCAAGATCAAAGACTTTGCTTCCACTATGTCATTCACTGGTGGGCGAAAAGTCATCATTGTTGATGAGGCTGATTATCTTTCACCAAACGCACAGGCTGCATTCCGAAATGTTATTGAAGAGTTTGCATCCAACTGCTCATTCATCTTCACATGCAATTTCAAAAACAAGATCATTGACCCACTACACAGTCGCTGTGCAGTTGTTGACTTCACTCTGAAAGCTCCAGAGAAAACTGGAATGGCTGGTCAATTCTTCAAGCGAGTCTCTGGTATTCTCGCTGAGGAAAATGTCAAGTTTGATCCTAAAGTAATTGCTGAGGTCGTGAAGAAACACTTCCCAGACTTTCGCCGCGTACTGAATGAATTGCAGAGATATTCATCCAACGTAGATAAGACTATTGACGTGGGTATTCTGTCGCAAGTTGGTGACGTAAGCATGAGTGAAGTCATCAAGTTTTTGAAAGACAAAGACTTTGGTGCATTGCGTAAGTGGGTTGCATCAACTGACATTGATCCTGCTACACTGTATCGTAAACTCTATGATGGAATGTATGATGTATTGCAGCCACAGAGTATTCCTCAAGCTGTAATCATTCTCGCAGACTATCAGTATAAACATGCATTCGTTGCTGATGCTGAAATCAACACCGTAGCATGTTTGACTGAGTTGATGGTTGGTGTGGAATTCAAATGATCAGAGATATTTTTGGAAATTTTATAGTTACTGCTAGTGACTATGGTGATAAAATCCGACAAGAATTGAAGCATACAAATCTTATTTCTGTGAAGCCTAAACTTCATACAGATAAAGGAGTGATTGCAGATGACTTCATTGATGGTGCAGGAATATACTTACTGTATCGGAATGATGATCTAATTTATATTGGACACACTAATAGCAATGTGAGAATTCGTCTCGGTCGTTTTTTCGCTGGAGTTAGAGGAACAGAGCGACATGATGAGTCGCATCCTGCCGCATACAAATACATAAAGTTGTATGGACCTATATGCGATAATTTGCGTGTAAAGATTGTGCCTATCCAACAACATACTTTGTTATGTGATGTTACGATGGAACAAATAGAACATGAATTGATTCACACTATGAAACCCATATTGAATAATGAAATATATCGCAAACGAGATGTGATTTCCCATATACTGGAACTCAAATAATGTTAGAACTTTTCAAACCCACACTAACATGGATCAAAAATGACTTCAACTCTCATCCTTTTCGTTTTGGCGTTGAGTTGCTTGCTTGGGCTATTTCAATTGGCTGTAGCGTTACCATGGCTCTTACAGTCCCGAATCCGCCCCTACTTGCTCTTTACCCTATTTGGATTATCGGGTGTAGCCTCTATGCTTGGGCTGCTTTTACTCGCAAATCTTTTGGTATGTTGGCTAACTACCTCTTGCTTACTGCCATTGACACTATCGGTTTGATTAGGATGTTAGCATGAGTCCATTTGAATTTTCAAATCAAATTCTGCAAGGTAAGAAACAACTGATTGTTGATGAATCTACTGAGACTGAATATGTGCCATTCATGGTCAACCGAGCACTGTCATATCATAAAGACTGTGTGTTGTACGCCAATGAAATGAATCGTAGACACCAACTGGATAAAAAGTTACAGAATGATTATTTACTAAATACTATCAGGCCTAAGAAAAGGCCTTTCAATAAGTGGATAAAGCCTGAAAAAAGTGAAGATATATCATGTATAAAATCTTTCTACGGTTTCTCTGACGCAAAAGCTAGGGATGCCCTCAGACTGCTTACTGACAAACAAATCCAAGAACTAAAAGAAAAAGCCGATAAAGGTGGATTGGGGAAGTAGCCATGGTAGATTTATCAACATTTGTTGAGGTGAAGCTGAAAGAACAAGATGATTTTTTGAAGGTACGTGAAACATTGACTCGGATTGGTGTGTCTTCTCGCAAGGAGAAGATACTGTACCAGTCGTGTCATATCCTACACAAGCGCGGCCAATACTACATTACACATTTCAAAGAACTGTTTGCACTGGATGGAAAACCATCTAGCATCATAGACAATGATATTGAAAGACGTAATGCAATCGCTAAGTTACTGGAGCAATGGGGCTTAGTTACGATTGTCAATCCAGAAATTATGGTAGACAAGATCGCCGAGATTCACCAGATCAAGATCATTCCCTTTCGTGAGAAGGATGATTGGCAACTAATCAGCAAATACAATATAGGTAAGAAGAGTCCAGAGTGATTTTATATTATGAAAAAAGTGAAAGAGAAACTAACGAAGCTAAAGAACATCTATACAGGTGAAGTTGTCATAACAAGCAACCTGTATGAGAAACGTGTTGATAGCACAATGACATTTATACAGGTGTACACTGAGCAAAATCCACAGAGAAAATACTTTGTGAATGGTGCTGCCTTTGTCAAAATTGTATAAATAACAGAACCCACCTTAGGGCCGTTTGACGTTAACGGTTAGAGAATGAGCAATCTTTCTCAGGCGTCCGTTGCTCTGTAATCACAACGTAAAATATAATATTCAACGC